CCATACGACGTTTGAACTCTGGGCTATCGACTGGTTTGTTTACTTGTTTCTTTCTGTCTGACTTATTTCTGTAAGGCATTTAACTTCTCCCGTTGTGCGGACACTCAAGCACCACGCAATGTGCTTTACATAACCCGCTGGGGTTAGCGTTCCACGTATCATTCTCGAAGGCTGACTCCATACTAGTGTAGTCACCTAACCATTTACCCCATAGGTCACCCTGACCCGCTAGAGTATATGTATCTTTTACTAACTCGTTTGACACAACAAACATCAACCCACCCCGTACCTCTGTGATATTGGGGAAGTGTTTGAATGCCGCCAGTGCCATCAACTCAAGCTGCCCTTTGTCAGCATAGCGAGCGTTCTTACCAGTTTTATAATCTATCACCCAAGCTAACTCATTCTCTTCATCAAGGATTACCAAGTCTGCAATACCGCGAAACCACACGTTATCCGCAAAGAAGTCGCAGGGTTCTAAGTTTTCGGTAAGCCCCATTTTATATTCGCATAACTTCTTACCACGTTTAGCGTTAAGCGCATCCAACCCGGCCTTGGCGTAGTTGAACTGTGGTGGTAGCGGTACGTTATCCCGTACGTATTTCTCGGCTGCTTCATGGAACGCGGTGCCGTAATACATGGCTTCCGTCTCAGGCTCGGAGTAATCCTTAGCAACCTTCAAGTGGTAAAACTTCTTAGGGCATTGCTCGAATGCTTTTATCTTACTGAACGACCAAGGTGCGATACTCATATTTAATCTTCCCAATCATCTGACGCCCAACAATCTTCGACCCAAGTCTCAGACTCTAGGTTCTTTTGTGTGGAGACAGATACTCGCTTAATAGGTTTCAAAAAAGAAACTCTTTTCTTTGAAGATCCTTTTGTCGCACACATGGTCATCACGTCACGGTTGTAATATCCCTTAGGCCCACCAGCATTACTTTTCCACATACGTCTACCTCTTAACACTAACGTCCAAACATGTTCTTCAGGGTTATTATTGAAAGACCGTCTATGTTGGTAATGCAATACCCCTACATTAAACCGCCCACCAAACAAGTTAAACGCGTCCATAGAGGATATGTTCTCGGAGCCACCTTTAGGTAAAAAGTTACTCCTATTCACATGCGGCCCCAGAAATACTGGTACATTCAATTCCCTCGAATAATCGGCGCACTGCTCCAAATAACTTGCCAGCTTAGTGACGTGCAACCCTCTTTGATAAGCCTTACTTAGTTTGGGTTTACACTCTATACCAAATTGCAATATGTTATGGTTGCCTATGACGGTCATTAAGAAATCAATCCTACTACCACTCGGTAATTGGTATTGTTCTTGGCACTCCCAGCCAGCAGCTTTTGCAAGTTGCCGTATAGGTTCCTCTGCGCAGACCTCTGTGCTGATATCAAACTTTCTCAGATCTATCACTAGTCTTCCTCGGGTAGGAAATCATCTATTTCGATCAACGCGTGGATAACTGCTGCCAGTTCTGACTTACGCAGACTGATTGATTCCAGCACCGGAGGCTCTTTCGTGCAATCTAAGTGGTGGATCAGAGTCTTAATTTCACCGTCTTTTTTATACACGGCTACTGAAACGATCTCTTCACCTGTTTCTGCCATCCCCACCAAGGCCGCTACCTCTGTGTCTAACGGCTCCCTATGTTCTTCTCGCAAACGTAATTGTTCTTTATATTCTTCTAAATCAACAACTTGGCTCATTCACAATCTCCGTAGGATTTGGCAACACCAGATTCACAGTCGATGGGTAGACCCTCAGCCCAGTCGGGTAACCAACGCATACACCCTTCGATATAGCGTTGCGCTTCTTCGACTTCATCTTCAGGTACGCAGCAGACAACGGAGTCATGCACTGTCAAAACAACACGGTATTTTTTAGCAATTTTTAGCATCTGCTCACCGATTATGCAACGAGCCACCGCTTGACATACGTTCTCTATAACCTTTCCACCGTATATCCGGTTTCGGCCTCGACGTACTTTGTACGTATATTCTACACCACGTTCATTCTGCTCACCCCGCAGATCTTCATACCGCATCTGCAATCCAGAAGGTAAGATGATGGCGGGTACTTTAGGGTCTATACTGATAACACCTTTTATACCTAACTCGGTGCCCATACCCTGCTCCATACAACGTATTGTGTGGCTGGCGTCATTCCACAGACGAGTTATATGAAAATTTGTTTCCCTGTAAATGTTTATGACGCGGCGAGCTTCGTCTAGATCCATGTCAAACCCAAACGATTGCAGTTGATCTTTGAAACGCACGGCTCCCATACCGTAGCCAGCACCAAGAATGGTGGTCTTGCCGACGAACCGCTGATCTTTGGTCACATCTTCTTCTCGATTGACGCCATATATCGACATCGCCATCTTCTTATACACATCATCACCAACATGGAATGCTTGGGTTAGGTCGTCCTGCCCTGCCAACCACGACAATACGCGTGCTTCTATCTGGCTTGAATCACAGTCAACCAACATGTATCCATCAGGGGCAACGATGCTACGTTTTAGTTTCTTACCATTTGGCCCACGACTGGGTAAATTCTGGAGGTTTATCTTGTCAGCGCCACCCCAACGTCCGGTATGTGCTGCATAGTATTTAACTGGTACAGGTAGCAACCCTCGCTTGGCTATGTCAATAAACCGTTGCGTCCGTGTTTCTTCTAAGGTGCTTTTGTTACCCAGTCGGGCGTTAACCAGTGTCTGCACGCGCACATCTTCATGCTCCAACAACGCTTTAAATCCTTCATCTGATTTCGCAAAAGCGTACGTTTCTTTGCCTGTGGTAAGGCTCGTCTTCATTGGGGGTACTACCCCAAGTATCTCAAGTAACCCAGCAAACTTGGGGTTACTCATCAAATCTTTCTTATCTACACCGGCATCTAGTAACAACTTATCCTTAAGTTCTTTAGTGTCCTCAAGGTGCTGTTCAAGTAACCCTAGGTCTAGATCTAGCATAGGTTCGATAAACATACGGAGGGTCAGATCTATGATCTTAAGTTCTTGTCTTGGAAAGTTCCTAGCCATCAAACCGAACAGTTTGTAAGTAAGCTCCACGTCATTGATACAGTAATCACCATACTTACTAAGTTCTTCCTCAGTAAAATCAGTACGTCTCTTACCTAACGCGTCTAATACCTCAGTTCCCTTAGCTCCGATATCGTATCGTTCCACCAATGCCTTGAGACTTCCGCTAACTTCCACCCCGTGAAGAGCACGAGCAATGCACAAAGTGTCAGCCCACACCCGAGGATGAATATCAAACAGCCAACTAAGAATGGCCCCGTCAAAAATGGTATTGTGAGCCAGAACCATAGCGTCTGCCCAATCGAAAGTATGTAGGTATTCATTGATCTGTTCATGTGTTCCACTCGCCCATTCAGTTGGCCCATTGTTTACTTTAATCCCCACGCCGATCACCTCAAACTGAGGGTCACGTACGTATTCTTCTGTCGTCATTTTACTTAGAGAAAACTTCTTATCGTAGTACGTCTCGAAGTCTACCGTTATGAGATCCATAATTTATCCAGTAACAAGTTATCTGCAAAACCGTTAATTACCAAAGTCCAAATTGTCAACAGTGTTAAATTTGGACTTTTTGGACTTTCTAAAAATCAGTGCGGCCTTGCATCCGCTCGGTGTCAGTTATACGTCCTGTTTAGGCGGGCTTTAACACACTAGAAAGTTCACGCCATCTGAATTATTGCAGGTTGGCAATCTCACCACCGCACGCAAAGTACCCTGCACCATCAACCCAGTTGTCGATATGGTTAGGGTTCTGCTTGATTCTCGCTACCTTGAGCAAGGCCATCATCACCGCTACATCGTGAGCTTTGACGGGTACGCCTAGGTGCACTGACCAGTATTGAGCAATACGTGTAAAGTTATCCTCTGCATCGCCATGATCTGCTTGTCTGTCTTTAGTTATGTAGGCTTTCGCTACATCTAACAGGTTGCCTCTTGTTGCCAATGGCTGCGGCGGTATATCGTTATGTTCCTCATAACTTGTTTGTACCTCTGCACTTACTCCGGTAGACGGTACCAATACCGACGTTGCCGCTTGAGTCGATGCTCTTCGTTCCGCATCTAATTCAACCAACGCTGCATGGCGTTCCTCTGCCTTAGCCTGACTGCGAACTAAGTACGCAAAAGACTCACTACACTTAGCTGTTTTTGCTACCCGTGATATCTTCCACTTCGGGTGCATCGTTATTATCTCAAGTACCTTCTCTTTTTTACTCACATCCTTCTCCTTATATGTCCAACTTTAGCTGTTTGCTGTCGTCGGACTTAGCTCCTAACAAGAACATTACATCTGTCCAGTTACTCTCGTTTATCACGACGGCAACACCACCCACGGCAGCGATATCGTCGAGATTCTTTTGCTGTAAAGCTGTTGGTGTGTTCTTCCCAGCCTTACATTCAATACCAAAAAATTTACCGTTGTAGCACCCAACAATGTCCGGTACACCACTCTTACCGTACCCGCCTGTTGCGGGGAAAAAATAATACGCGCCGATCAACTTAAGCTGTTCGGTTACCTTGCGTTTCACTTTGGCTTCGGGGGTCATGCGTTCTCCTTGGGAACTGGTATCATTCTTCTTCGAGTTTTTGCTCGATCAATCTAAATAATCGATCAATGTTACTGCTAATATCCTCAAGACTACGTGCCATGTTCTCCACAGCACGTACCACGTTTTCAGTCTGTTCGTCGTTCATCGCGTTTC